TTTGATAAACTTACAGCAGACGGTAAACAACCTGTACTATTTGCACTTACAGATAAAGGTTATCAAGCACTAGCAATAAACTATGCAGACATAAGAAAAGTGATTGCGGAACAAAGACAAATTATCATTTCATATCAGGAATATTACGAACCAGAACCTTCAGAATAGATAAATATTAGTATGTCAGATTTAGAAAAAATCAATACTAAGATAGCTCTACTTGAAAAGGATGCTCAACATAGTGAGCATATCCATAATAGATTAGAAGTTGCTATTGAAAAATTATCTGATTGTACAATATCTCTTAAAGGACTACTGGTACAACAAGAAACAAAACTATCCAAAGCAGAACAGACAGATGAGGACATCTTTATCACCTTAGAATCTCGTAGAAAAGAATGGGATACCGATCTCAAAGAACTACATTCCAGAATAAATAGTGAAAGTAAGTATCTAAGAGAAATGCACTCGTTATCTGAAGCAAAGATAATGGAAGAAATTCGTGGTATCAGAGCCGGGTTAGATAATAGAGTTGGTATGTTAGAGAAGTGGCGATGGGTAATCATAGGTTGTGCAATTATGGTAGGGTTACTGATGAATAATCCAGTATTCTTTGAAATGATTGCTTGACTTTTCAACCAATTTTTGTTATAATGTATAGATGTCATCTTATATAGATATTAAATTTCTCAATCTTTTATCTACAAGACTTCCAAAATTCAAAAGAAAATCGGATAAACTATTTAACTTTAGATGTCCGCATTGTGGTGACTCTAAAAAGTCATCTAACAAGGCAAGGGGGTTTGTGTATGAAAAGAAAAATGAGCTATTCTTCAAATGCCACAATTGCGGTGTTGGTCAATCACTAGGTAACCTTATTAAGTTTTTAGATCCGATATTGTACAAAGAGTATATCTTCGAAAGATTTAAAGATGGTAGAGTAAAAGAAGATAAAACAGAATTCGATTTCACTCCTTCAAAAGAACTAACGAAAAAAACAGCATATGAGCGTCATCTTGACACACTCACCCGATTTGACGATCTAGTTACAACACACCCAGCAAAACAATTCTTATTTAAAAGACTTATACCTAAAGAGCAATGGGATAAGTTTTTCTTTTGTCCTAACTTCTTAGAGTGGACTAACAGTATTATACCCAATAAGTTTACAGATACAAGACAAGATCATCCTAGAATCGTAATACCTTTCTATGATAGAGCAGGTAAGTTCTTTGCATTTCAGGGTCGTGCATTTGGTAAAGAACAACCTAAGTACATCACGATAAAATTTGATGAGTCTAAACAAAAGATTTATGGTTTAGATAGAGTTGATCTGAATAAACCTGTTATGATAACAGAAGGTCCTATCGATAGTCTGTTTATTGACAATGCAATTGCACTTGCTGGCGCCGATGCTGTTGTAAATATACAACATTCTCAATGCACTATGATATTCGATAATGAACCAAGAAACAAACATATCGTAGATCGTATGGTTAAGGCTGTAGATGATAAATTTAATTTGGTCATATGGCCAAAATCGTTAGAAAACAAAGACATAAATGATATGATAATTGCAGGAAAGACACAAGCACAAGTGGCAAGTATTATATATAGTAATACATTTAGCGGACTTTCAGCACTTCAACAAATAAACTCTTGGAAAAGGATATAACAAATATGGACAATTTTCTCCCTACTAGCTACCAGCAATACATACACAAATCGAGATACGCAAGATTCGTAGACGAAGATAAGAAAAGGGAGAGTTGGTCTGAAACTGTAACAAGATATTTTGATTTCATGGCAAATCATCTAAAAGAAAATCATAAACATAATATACCTAATAGAGAAGAACTAGAAGAAGCAGTTTTAAATCTAGATGTAATGCCTTCTATGAGAGCATTAATGACGGCAGGACCTGCATTAGAGAGAGATCATACTGCAGGTTATAACTGTAGTTATATTCCTATTGACAATGTGAGATCATTTGACGAAGTAATGTACATACTATTATGTGGTACAGGTGTTGGTTTTTCAGTAGAAAGAGAACTTGTAGACAAGTTGCCGAATGTTGCTGAGCGTGTCGAAAAGTCAGAAACAATAATCGTAGTAGAAGATAGTAAAGCTGGATGGGCAAGATCATTCAAAGAACTAATCGCTATGTTATACTCTGGTCAAATACCTAAGATTGATGTATCAAAAGTTAGACCTGCAGGTGCAAGACTTAAAACTTTTGGTGGTCGTGCTTCTGGTCCTCAACCATTAGTTAATCTATTTGATTTTGCAATCAATACATTTAGGGATGCTGCAGGTAGAAAACTTGATAGTTTAGAATGCCATGACTTAGTATGTAAAGTAGGTGAAGTAGTTGTAGTTGGTGGTGTTAGAAGATCAGCATTAATCTCACTAAGTAATATTCAAGATGATAGAGTTCGTAAAGCAAAAATGGGACAATGGTGGGAGATGAATAGTCAAAGAGCATTGGCAAATAACTCTGCTTGTTATACAAGAACTCCTGATATGGGATTGTTTATGCACGAATGGAAATCATTATATGATTCTAAGTCTGGCGAAAGAGGAATATTTAATCGTGAAGCAGCTAAAAAGAAAGTTGCAGAAAATGGTCGTAGAGATCCTGAACATGAATTTGGTACTAACCCTTGCTCAGAAATCATACTAAGACCATATCAATTCTGTAATCTAACTGAAGTTGTAATTCGTGCAACAGATGAAGCAAAAGATTTAAAAAGAAAAGTCAGACTTGCAACTCAACTAGGTACATATCAATCTACACTTACAGATATTAAATATCTAAGAAAGATATGGAGAGATAACACAGAAGAAGAAAGACTACTTGGCGTTTCACTTACAGGTATCATGGACAATCAATTAACGATTGAAGCAGATCCTAAACTATTAAAGTCTATGCGAGAAATGGCAGTAGAAACAAATAAAGATTTAGCAAAGAAACTCAAGATACCTCAATCTGCTGCTACTACTTGTATCAAACCTTCTGGTACAGTAAGTCAGTTAGTTGATAGTGCTTCGGGTATTCATACTAGACATAGTGATTATTATATTAGAACAGTAAGAGGTGATAATAAAGACCCACTAACTGAAATGATGAAAGATCAAGGCATACCACATGAGCCAGATGTAATGAATCCTACATCGGTTAGTGTATTTTCATTCCCTACTGCTTCACCTAAAGGTGCGGTAACTAGAAATGAGTTTACAGCTATCGAACAGTTAGAGATATGGTTAAGATATCAAAGACATTGGTGCGAACATAAACCATCTTGTACAGTATCAGTAAGAGATAATGAATGGATGGAAGTTGGTGCATGGGTATATAAACACTTTGACGAAGTATCTGGTGTGAGTTTCTTACCTCATTCTGACCATACATATCAACAGGCACCTTATCAAGATATAGATAAAGAGAAGTATAATGAACTTAAAAAGTTAATGCCTAAATCAGTTGACTTTGAAAAACTGAAAAATTACGAAAATGATGACAATACAACTGGCACTCAAGAACTTGCTTGTACGGCAGGGTCGTGTGAGATTGTAGACATCACTTCACAACCAGCAGGAATTTAATGACATTAGAAAAGAAATGCGATAACTGTTCAGCAGAATATACAGTTAAACACGAACTACCAGAAGATTATATGGAACAATTTTGTCCATTCTGTGGTCATGAACACGAAGAAGAAGTCGAAATAAAAACAGACATTGATGAAGATTGGGATTGATTACAGTCTTAGTTGTCCTGGAGTATGTATAAACACTAGTACTGATGAATTCAGATACGAAGATTGTAAGTTTTACTATCTAACAGCTAAGAAGAAATTTGTAGGTTCATACAAACACAATGGTGTATCCTATGAGGGTACTGAACATAAACCATACTCGTCTGAACCTGAACGATATGAGAATATTGCAGACTGGACTATAGATATTATCAACTCATATTATCCTAAAGCTATGGCTTCTAAGAAGAATCATACTATCAATCTAGAAAGTTACTCTTTCGGGTCAAAGGGTAAAGTCTTTCATATTGCAGAAAATATGGGACTACTCAAATACAAACTTTATCAAAATAAATGGGACTATAATCTACTTGCACCGTCAGTCATTAAGAAATATGCTACTGGCAAAGGTAATGCAAATAAAGAAGCAATGACCGAACAGTTCGCTCTAGACACAGGTTTAAATGTGTTAGATATGTTCGAGTGTAAATATACATCACCTGCTACAGATGTGGTGGATGCGTATTATATATGTAAATATCAGCCAGAAATTAGTGAAGATTTCGTTTTGTCTAAATAGAAATATACGACATCCTTCGGATGCGTAGTAACTCCGAAATTTGATTTGATATCTCAAACTTCACTAAAACCTAAGGCGTGATTATGGCAACATTTAAAATGCTCATAATTAAAATTTTAAAAAAGATGATTAACGACTCTTATCATCCAGAAAGACACTATCTAAGAGGGATACAAGTATCAAACCTAGATAAATCTTCCGACAAATAGAGATTTTAAAATACACATAACGAATCATAGTTATAAGAACGCCCTAGGACTCACAAAATCACTCAAAAATCACTAAGAATCACCCAAAAACACGCATTTTTAGTGTGTCTTTTATGCAACACTCCCAAATTAAATAAAAAACTCAATAAAATCAATAGGATAAAATGGTATATATACCCGAAAGTGCTTGAATCTGCCGTGGAATAGTATATAATAAGAGTATATTAACAACGAACCGAAAGAAAACATTATGACTTTACAACAAATATTTGAAACATTTAAAACTCTTAAAACTTCATCTGATAAATTAACTTTTATTGATGAGTTAAAAGTGATGACTCAAAATAACATTATCAATTTTGATATCAACTTCGAAACTGTCGAAGAAAACATTATGAACGAAAGATAGACATATGACAATATTATTATATATCACATTATCACTAACTGCCTTCTTTGCTTATTGCATGGCAGTTGCTTACTATCAATCTTTCAAACAAGAAATCGGAGAACTTTAAAATGATTAAAATTTTCAAAACTGCTAAATCTTTACAAGACGGTATCGACAATATGATGGCTGGCGCTAAAGAAGATTATGCTCAAACAATGGGTAGAAACGATTCTGCTTACACTAAACAAAAACTTGAAAACTATGAATCTCAAACTACTGTTAAAGAAGGTAAAAAATATATCAAAGTTATATATGATAGATCAGTATTTGCTTTTATAGTAAAAGAAGATTTTAAACACTTCAGACGAGGTGATGTATTGAAACCTGCAGG